GTAGTGCCAAATATTTTGCTGGCACCACTGATTCGCACTCGGTTCCGCGGCAATAAGCCGTGGTTTTGAGTAGGTCTTTGGAACACACACCATTCTAGATGAAAGCTCTCCTGAGCTAACGTCTGGGCCAGTGTGAACTCTGTCTGCCCAACTGCTAAAACTATGGAAACCATAGTCGGCAATTGGGTACTCGGATTCCAGAGTATCCGACCAGTTTGACCAACAATACTTGTTGGTTGGACCGCGATACTCTGAAACAGCACCAGGTCCGTGTCTAAACCGCCATACACTCGGATCATAAGATCCAAGTGTTGCGGTGACAAGACTTGACACGAAGTCAAGTCTTGCCAGGAGACTCGGCAGTTTTCTTCGGATTCGATCCGAAGAGTGAGATCTAGCTCTACTTGAGTAGATCGGGGACTTAGCGAAACCTTCGTAAGTCACCTTTCTTCCTGCGAGCCCATGACTTGAAACAGCGGGTCGGCTTGCGCCGACTGGCTGATCCTTGCCAGGACTTGCAATAGTAGAACGCTCTGTGGTGAACCAGCATGAGACAGGTGTCCCATGAGATTCACATACCGTTGTAGATCGCTCGCATCGCTGCGAGTCTTCAAACAATGGCTCAGAGAGCTCTCCGGAAAACCAGAACTTTTCAGGTTCTGGCAGACCGCTGTCGACAGCATAGAACTCGACGACTTCTTTTTCGTCTTGTTCAGCTGTGCATCGGAGTTTGCCCTTTTTAAAGGCCAACGTGAGTTGGCGAATAAATCGGATAGCTTCGACATTGCAGTTCTCCTTTAGAGTACCCGACTCGTGAAAAACCTGTAGGTAGAGTCCCCGAAGAAACTTCGGAATCACTACCGTATTAGAGTACCTCTTAGAAAGAGGTAACCCTGATAATTTGTACAGGCCGCAAGATAAGCACCGATCAAGGTGTTTACCTATCGCAGGGAGGTCTTCGAGAAACACTCGAATACCCCTATGCGCCACGAGTCTCTGGAGGCGATTGAGATCTCTCTCAAATTCGTCTCTCAGGGTCGGGAATGCGTGGGAAGCATCCGTGAGGATGGCTTCCCACAAGTTCTGGAGTTCCTTGACATGGCATTTAGACATACTGCGGATTATCTCCGTAGAAATGTCCCATGCTGCCAAGAAACACCACCACCCCAACGGTAAAGGATCCCTCCAGACTCAACTGAACTACAAGTTCAGACTATCCCCTTACGGGCGATAGGAGTCCTTTAGGATTCCCATCCGTTCAAGCTTGCCAAGAAGGCATTCGTGCTGAGGATCATAAGATCCGCAACAGCATCTGCCAACGCGGTAGCAGTGTCACCGGGCTTTGTCTCGATCACGAAGTAGAACTTGCGTTCATACTGCGGGACTCCAGACGCCTCGAAGACGGTCTGCACAACTTCGAAGTTGTGTCGATCGGCCTCGTACGGACGCTGCGTAGTCGGACCCACTTTCGTGTGCCGAATACGAGCGCGGTATTCATCGGTAGAACTGCGAAGCAAATACTCCGAAGAGTAATTTTGCTCGCTGATCTTGATGAGTACCTTGTCACCACCAGCTTGAGGAAGGGTAAGGGTGTTTCCCAACATGGAACTTCTCCTAGAACTATTGACGACCCGCGGCTAGCGCCGCGAGGCGGCAAGAGCTGCTAGGATCGACCACTGCCCATTTGTTAAAATGGGCAGTTGAGGAAAGGGAAACGGTACGACAGGAGAGACAACATATCTCTCCTTTCGCATCCATCTCACGATGTAGGTCTGGTTGTTTAGACCAGCTATCATCCAAGGATCTCCGTTCCAGTCCCACACGTTGACAGTAGTCTCCGAGTGGCGCATGTAACAGATATCCTTCCAGGTACAGCCAACTGAGTTGTTGGTAGCGGCGATTATATCGCCGGTATTGCCAAACCAGTCAGCTAACCACGACCAGGGAGCAAGCTCCCAAGCTGTGGCTAAGGCCTCATGCGATGTAAACCCAAATGTTAGACGTTTGGCAAAATCAGAGATTTTGCCATAGCCTAATGTAGGGAGTACGGAATCAGGTAGAAGTTTCCAACTACATGATCCCCAAGCTTTTGAGTGCTTGACCGCCTGTACCTTCGCGTCGAGTCCACCTTGAAATCGGCTCTCCATAATATAATTATTGAGAACCGCTTCGATGGGCCCGTCCGTTGTACCCAGAGAGCACCGTTTCCGGATTGTTTCACCTGCGCGAAGCTTCATCAACATTATGATGCGGTCATCAACCGCCTTCACAAAGTTGCAGAGTTTACGCAGATCGCTAATCATTGGTCTAATGGCCCACCTCCAAGAGAGGTAACCATTAGCGGCACTCTTCAACAGAGTGTCGCCGTAACCTTTGACTAGACCAGGTAGGTCCTTCAACTCTCCTACGAATGTCGGTACACTCACGTGAGGAACCGATGGATTCGTCTCGGAAAGAATTTTCCACGCCATGTTTGATCTGTCGAGTCCAGTAAGGACATCGAAGCCAACATTGCGCGGATCCCAGCCCGTGAACTTCGTTTGTATGGGGCTTTCAGCCCACACACAACCGCCAGGACTCGTAGCTGTGATTGTCGGGTAGTATGTATGAACTTCTAAGAGAGAGAAATCATTTGCATGATCTCTATTTCCCTCGAAGTCATCACACACTCTCCGAAAGCCATCTGTTTTGTCCACCAAGAAGGTCGTAGGCCCAATAGAGGAGGTATAACTACCCCAAAATTGAGTTCTAAGATCTTGCTCTCGATGACGCAAACCAGGCATGGCTTGACCTCCATGAAACACTTCCTCGGGGAGACAAATGTCTTATGACATGAGAGATCTCAC